CCCAGCTTTAATTTCTTCATAGTATTTAGACTTTTGCCCGTCTAAGTGGCTTTTAGCGTTGGCAACTTGCTCTTTTAACGCTATTTTCTTTTTTCTCACATCTCTTTCTTCTTCTAACTCTTCGTTATAATGAAAATTATCTTCTATTAAAAATTCAATTTCATCATGTGTTAAGTGAGATTTTGTTTGTTTGTAAAACTCTCGCAATATAGCCATGTCATCATACTCTGCGTAGTCTTGGTTAAGCTTTACATAATCTTCTAAGCTACCACCGGTTTCCTGCATAAAGTCTACTACTTTTTGTAAACTTTCTGGCATAGCCTCTACAGTCTCTTTAGTTTCTATTACTTCTTCAACAACTTCTTTTTTTGTTTCTTCAGTAACTTCTTCTAATACTGGAGCTTCTTGTGCTTCAACTTCCGGTTGTACTTCTTTTTGTTCTTCTGTGGCGTTGGCATTTTCATCGACTCCAGCCACTCCCTCGTCGACAGGGTTATTTTCTTTAGTTTCATTTTCTTCTGGTTTTGTTGGTTTGTTTAGATCTACTCTAATAACATTGTCATCAACTTTTTGTTCAGTTGCTTGTGTAGTTTCTTCAACTACGTTTTCTACGTTTTCTTCCATAATATAATATAATAATTAATAATTTATCGAGGATCAAATGAACTTAAATCAAAACCCCCACCTAGTATATCATTACTTGCAGACTCAAAGTTTTTAGGTGTATTACCACTATTTCTTTGCTCTATAAGTTCACTTTGTTGGGTAGCTTGTATTCTAGTTCGCTCGTCTTTACGATTTTCCTTTTGTGCTTCGTTGTCTTTAAGAGTTTCCGACTCCATTTGTTTTAACTTTAAGTTGTAGTTAAACTCAACTTCCATTAACTCTTTTTTGTATTTAACCTCTTCAGCTTGTCTTTGAGACTCTAACTGAGACTTCATTTGCTCTAACTGCATTTCAAGCTCCATGTTAGCTTGGTTTTTTTGTATTTCAGACTGAGCTGCAGCTTGTTGAGCTTGTTGATTTGCTTGTGATTGTGCTTGTATATTTTGCTGTTGCACTTGTTGATCTTTATCTTGCTTTTTCTTTCTACGTATTTTTAATAACTGATTTGCAAGTTTAATATTTTTTATTTCTCTAAGATCAATAGCATCTTCAAGTTCTATGTTTTGCTTTGACAATGCTACTTGTATATTGTTTTCTAGCATTTGTTTTTCTTCTTCGTCAGGCATTAACTCTAAAAATATACCAAAGTCGTACAAGTGTAAATCTTTTATCTCTTCTAGTGTAGCAACGTTATGAGCACCTATTTGCTGTATAAAAGCATCTCTTGTTGGAGAGTATTCTACAATATCAGATATTCTTAACGATAATGCTTCGGCAACTTCTTGTGTTAAGTATAATCCAGCTTGCAATATATGTCTTGTTGCTGTGTTAGAATTAGCAGCTGCAAGTTTTTGAACACCTACTAAAGCATTTTTGTCTGGCATACTACCATCTCTAGCTTCGTTAAGTCCGGTAGTATCTCTTATCATCTGTAAATAGTAGTTGTAAGTTTGAATTAAACTTTGCATTTTAGCACCACCATTACCACTAGTTATTTCTTGTATAGGCACTTTACCAGGGTTCATATCACCATCAGACGTAAACGATCTACCTATAATACTACCTGTTTGGAAGAACATATTTAAAGCTTCTTGTGGGTTGTAGTTTGTTCCGTTACCTAAATCTATTTCAGCTAATCCATCAGCGTCTAAATAAATACCATCTGGCACCATACGTGACATAACTTGCTGTAGTTTTAAATGAGTAAGCTGTATCATATCAGCAAAACCAGTTACTCTACCAACTAAAGATTCTATTCTACCCTTGTACATACGTGGAGCTACAATAGCGTAGTTCATTTTAACTTTAGTGTGATCACTTTTAGGTCGTAGCATGTTTTTAGCTAATTCCCACTTTAGCATTTTGTTAGCACCTAGTATTATAGCGCCTTCATACATAACCTCTATTTTTCTTGATAACTTACTAAAATCTTCAGAGTTTTCTGGTGGGTTAAAATTATCGTCTTTTTCAATAGCTTTTTGGCCTCCGTCTTTTTTATTTTTTAACTTGTAAGTTTCACTGTTGTAAGTTTTATAATTAAAATATAAAACATCTACTTTGTTTTGATCTGTGTCATCATCTGAATAAGATGTTTGGTTATGTATAGATGTTGTTCTTTTATTACTATTCTGGTTTATCTCTTCTAAATCAGCTGTAGTTAAATCAGGAAATTGTTTTATTAACTCGTTAAAAGGTATTGTTTTAACTTCACCAACATAATATATATCTTCAAAGTAAGGTGAATCAGTGTAAGAGTAAATTAAATTTACTGGATCAACATAGTCTATAGTAACACCTTGAGATGTACTAAAGCTTGTTTTAACAGCACCAATACCTATAGTTGCAATATCATAGTAGTATCTTTTCTTTGTTAACTCGTATCTGTTACCGTCCATTAAAACATTTAACGCTTGCTCGTTAGCTAGTTCTACAGACTGCTTGTAAGTTAACTGCATGTGTAAGCTTAGCTCTTCTTCTGTTTCTGGTAAAGTATTTTTATCGTTCTCTCTAATGTTTATACCTAAGTTTTGCTCTGCAAAATTAGCAAGATCAGTAGTTCTTATATCTGCAAGCATTGACTCCATAAACTTAGTTCTTTTACCAACACCGTATGGATCTTGTGAATAAGCTTTTATGTCAAATGTTCTTTCTGCAATACCGTTTACTACTATATCTACAAACTTAGGTATAATAGGTACTGGTTTCCAGTCTAAATTTAAATAAGATAAATCACCATTTATAGATAACTCGTCTTTATATTTCTGTATAGATTGTTCTCCTCTAGCATAAAGTCTTAATGAATGAAAACTATTTCTATTTTTTATGTATTTATTATGACCCTTGTCATTATGAAACCACTCACTTTCAATTGCTTTCGCAACCTCAAGACCGTAGTCCATACTAGATTTTTCTGCATCACTAACAACTTGACTAGGAAAATAATTTTTTATAAATTTTTTATACATATTTATTTTATTAATTTAGAAATGCTACCTGTATTTTTATACTTAGCAATACTTATGTTTAATTGTGGTTTGTCTATTTTTGCGTTAGGTCTATACAAATGCCTATTACAAGCCATTATAGCTAAACCAGAGCTTATAGCAGCATCATGCTTTGTTCTTTTGTTTATATCAAAACCAGCCCAGTCATTAAGAAGTTCATTAAAATACATATTACCGTAACTACCATTTTGTTTTAAACCTATATGGTCTTGTATGTACATTTCTATTGCCGCTGCGTGGGCTTGTTTTATATCTTCACTTGAGTTAGGTATACCACCCACTTCTTTTTCAGCTGTAGATAATTTATTCCATATTTTGTCTGGTCTGTTCATACTAAAACCTCTGTAACCACGTCTTCTTAAATAATACAATAGACGGGGTTTATTATTCTCTGCAAGTATAGGCATCCCGTAAAATACTAATGCCATTAGAACGTCCTCAAAGAATATCTCAGCTGTTTGTGGTCTAGCTAAGTATTCTAAAAATATCATGTTAGATGGAACTTCTTCCATACTAAACTTGGTTAAGCCATGTAAAGCACCTTTAGAGCCCACGCCATCTACTGTTCCTGATATATCGTAGCTATCACAACCAAAAGCCCCTATGTGTTCATTTGCAGGGTACTTAATTCCATTTTTTAGTATAACTCTGTTTTGCAAGTGTGATGGTGGTACCCAGCTTACTTTAAACCTACCTTGAGGGTTTGGATAAAATATTACTTGAGAATCTTTTTTACCGTTAACCCATTGAAAATTACCTTTGGTAATGCCTAGTGTATTAGACATTTCTTCGTTGTAATCTATTTGCTCGTATATTTTAACTAAGTTAAATATACTGTTTTTTGTTTCATCTCTAAACGCGTGCTCAGTAGTTCTTGGAAACTGTCTGTAAAATTCATTTAATGCGTCTTGATCATTTTTTAAACCATCAGCTTCGTTCTGCCAATTGTCTACTACACCTATATCTATTAACTCTCCATGGGGGTCAAAGACATCATGGTTTGGACTATCAAAGACTGGGCTTCCGTGCTCGTCAATAAATCCTTCGTAGTTCCACTCCATTGGGATAAAAAGAGAATATAATCCAGATGCTGTTTGTCCATTTCTGTTTCGCTTAGTAACGTCTGATGCGTTATATAATCTTTTGAAGTTTTCTCCACCTTTATCTAATGCGTTTGATGTTGAGCCCATCATACATTTACCTATAATTCTACTACCTAATCGTAAACATGTTTTGGTAACTCGCCAGTTATTTAATATATTATCGGGTCTTTCCCATTTACCGCTTTCATCATGTACTAACAGCTGAAGCTTTTCTCCGTCATAACTGTTATCACCTGTATTTTTCCAATCAATAGTAGTATCAAGTCCAACCAAGTCTTCCTGCTGTTCGTTTGCAGTAATTTTTTTACGCGTAAACTTACTTGCAGGAACCCTATAAGCAAGCTCAGACTTAGGCCTGTCCATACCATCTTGTATCGGTTTAAAAAAGAAAGGGTAGTTAACCGATATTGGAACAACTTTGTCTGTAAACATTTTTTTAGCATCTGCACCTGTTTTAGATAATACACCAAATCTACTATCACTTGCTAATGTAGCTTGGTTAACTGTTTCGGCTGAAGACATAAAAGAAAAACCAGATCGTCTGTTTTTAAGATAACACATACCATAACATCTTTTATCTGCTTTACAAGCTTCCCAAAATATATAAAATAATCTATTAGCTTCTCTAAAATCTGGTGCACCTACATCTATTTTACTCCACTGTAAGTACATATAATGTGTACCTGTTATATATGTTGATTTACCGTTGTTGTTAAACCAAAAACCTTGCTCTCTACGTTTAAACTCTTCATCTATATAATCAAACCAGTCAGCTTTTTTTTCTTCAGGATAAGCTCTCCAATCAAATATACTTTTAAGTCTTGCTAATTCTTTCGGATATTCAAACTGTTTCCACTTTTTTTCTTTGTTGCTATACACACTACGCTCTTTAGGTAATGCGATCTGAAAGTTTTGTATTTCGTATATCTCACCTATCTCGCCAGTCTTAGATATAACTACAAGATCGTGTTCTTTGTTGTAACCATACTTCCATTTCTTACCTTTGTTAAGTCTGCTTATAGTAGTTTTCTTTATAGGTTCTACTATTTTAAGTAAAGTTTGCTTATACATTATTTTGATCTACCCTCTGCAAAACCTCTAAACACTTTAACCTCGGTTTTAGTTTCTTTACCTTCAAGTATGTTTTCCTCTTCCTGTATTCTATTCAATATTTCAAACGCATCAAATATAGCTAGCTTTTTAGTTGCTGCGGCATTTTTTAATCTATCAGCTGATATATCATCGTCAGAATCTACAATAGCTTCTTTAGCAACTTTAATCAGCTCTTCAACTGCCTTGTGCCCAGCTTGGATTATATTCTTTTTCGTTTCCTTGATATTCATATTTAATTGTAATAAAATTTGATAACACTCTATAAAGTCTTTGGCCATCTATAATAAACTCATATTTAGAACCTGGTCTAAAACCTACTAAATCATCAACGTTAACAGTACCATCACTATATTTAACAACACCCATTAATGGTTTTTCTTTATCTATATCAAATTCATCATCTGACATTATTGGTTTAACAAAGCAATAACCTTTTATAGGTTTCCATACGTTATCTTGATTATATAAAAATATTTGATCTTCACTTATAATATATGTTTTTTCATCAAAATAACTTCTACTGTTTTTTTCTACACCCTTTACATTGTGCCATCTTCTAAAAACATTGTGATGAACTATAACTGTGTCACCAACTTTTATATCTGTTTTTATTGCTATTGGTAAGGACAAAACTACAGCTTCTCTACTTGTGTATTGATGGTTGTATATTTCTGTGTTAACTATAAAATCTGTATCACCTATTTTTTTAGTGTTGTTGTATCTATTGTTTTTAGGTGTTACAACAAAGTTGTAAACAGATTTCATTAGTACTGTAAGTTGTACTCTACAGATACAGCCATGTTTTTATTAAAGTCTTTCCAAGGTAGAACGTTTTTTCCTTTTTTAATATAAACACTAAACTTGTTTTCTTCTTCTAGTATGTCACAGATGGTATGACCACCATACACTTCTTGCCCAACGGCATAGTGCATGGCGTCATTTTTATAATCTTTACCTATAGATATTTTACGAATTAACTTCGACATTTTCTTTTTCTTTTATTTCTCCCGTGTTAATATCAATATCTACTTGTCCGTAAACTGTTTCTAGCATTTTGTTTACCTCAGCAAAATCTTGTTGAGTTTTTGTTATTGCGTGAAGTAAGTTATGTTTTTTTGTTTCAAGATCACCTACGTTAGCTTGTAAGTTTCTAAGCTTTTGTATTAGCTCTTGTACTTGCTCTAGTTCTTCTTTTTTAATAGTTTTGTTTAAAGGCTTTGCCTTTGGGGTTTTTCTTTTTGCCATTTTATTTAATTTAAGTTAATTTTAATTTTATACTGAATATCTTGGGTATAAATACGTTGAATATACATTATCCATTTCTGTACCTGTTAGCGCAGCACTTTGCCAAACTGCTATCTCATATACCCTACCGTCAAAAGCGTTAACACCATCATTATCTTGACCACTAATCTGTCTTAAGTTTATTTGAGTAGCGCTAGTCGTGTTGTTTGATGAGCCAGCGTCTAAAGGAAAATCTTCTCTTGCACCACCACCGTGAGTAGACAATGTTACAGCGCCAGCGTTAGTTCTTGATATAAACAGTACTTTAATACCATTAGTGTCAAAAGGTGTTCCTGAGCTTGCTACAAACAATTGTTGTGCTGTCTCTGTTATTATCTCAATCTCCGTGTTGCTTTTAAATTTAATTTCAGTATTTAAACCTTCACCACCACTAAGTATAATATTATCAACGCCTACATTGTTTATTTTGTAAACAAGCATAATTGTGAAAGGCCTATTGCCAGCGCATAGTATAGCGTCGCTCCCACTATCAAGTTTAAAATGATCATCAACACCATCAAACTCTAAATAACCGGGCGCTGTGTAAGTTACTGTTGGCTGGTTAGCACTGGTTGGCTGGTTCATTGTTCTAGTTTCGCCAGACTCTGCAATTGAGTACCACTCGGATTCATCAGGATTGTCAGTGTCATTACTAACATACCACCACCTTAATCCTGAACTTCCATTCCACGCTTTAATAGAAACCGGCGAGTAAACAGTGCCACCACCTGCAAGTTCGTAAGTATTGTTAGTTAATTTATTTCCTAGCCCTAACATTAATTTCCTATATAAGCTATTATCATTTTATTTGCAGTAGCTTGAACCTGAGTATATCTTCCGTATATAATAGTTCCAGCTGGAATAGAATTATTATTATCGATAACTGTACCTCCTTGTCCTAAGTCTGCAGTTGCAGTTGGCTCGTCATGAGCAGCGTCATCTACAGTACCGTCTGCATCTCTAGCAAATATAGTACCAGCAAATTCTATATCAGTAGAATTATCTGCAACTAAACCTCCAGATGCTGCTAGTGTTGTTGCTTCTAAAAAATGAATAGCCACAAATACTTTTCCACTTGGTGGTATCATAGCTGTTGTTGTAGTGTCACTAAAAATACTACCTAGTTGTCCAAAGCCGTAAGAGACCTCTGTTGAATTTATTCCCATTTGTTTATTTTTTTATATTTATATTATTACACACTTTAAATTTGTTTTAAGGTGCTATTGTCTTAATCGTCTATTTCAGATATATAACCTCCTTGCTCAAGTTCTTCTAGTTCTATACCAGTACCATCACCAACCCAGTCAGCGTGGTTTGTAAACGTGTAGCTAGAACATGTGTTTATTGTTTGAAAAGATCTAACACGATCAGTTATTAAATCTGTTGTAGCCACTAATCTTTCTGTACGATCCATACTTTTGCGCATAAAGTGTACATTATCTTTATCTATTGTTTCAAATACTTCTTCTGTTAATATATAGTAATTCATATTATTTATTTACAATTGCTGAGCCACCTGATATTGTGAAGTTATCATTTGATACGGTAGCATTACCATTACCTTCCCACTGCCAATATCCAACTAAATTACTACTTGCACTGTGTGTTTGTGCATTCATTACTGTACCGTTGTTATATAATGATGTAACTTCACTAGCGCTTAGCTCTTTATTCCATATAGTTAAATCATTATAAACTGTTGCTGAGCTATTACCAGTTTTTGTTTCACCATTCGCAACACCGTTAGAACCAACACTCCAACTTCTATTGTTAGTAGTACTCATCGTTGGGCTACCACTACCAGATGTGTAAGTTATTGGTGGAGCACCAGCTGCATTAGCATTCCAGTATAGTTTCATTGCACTAGCTGAGTTTGTTGTTGATTTTGTAAGAGTAATCATAGTGTAGTTATCACTGTTTACATAACCTCTATTGCTAGCGCTCCAATATGTACTACCTAAACCAGCCGCAGCATAAGCAGCTGCATAAGCACCTGAGTTAGCGTGAAACAACCACTCACCTTGTTTAGTCCAAGCATCAGACGCTGTTGTTTTATTACCGTATTGAAGACGTATTCTATTGGTACTTTCAGTGTATATAACTTTAATCATATCTGATAATTGATATGAAGCGTTTTGTTTTTGACCAATGAAAAAATGTATGTTAGTATTTAAACTACTACTCCAACCTGCTTTAACCCAGAACGATATTGTAAACGCGCTAGAACCTGTAAAGTTAAACGAATCGTTAGTGTCAACAAAGTTTATACTATTACCAGTACCAGTTGATAATGTTTTAGAAACAGCTTTTGCATTTACAAATGTAGGTTCACCTTCAGCATCGTGATCATATCCATACCACTCAGACATTGCGTGAGGCGCTGACGTGTTAGGAAAAGAATCACTATCTGTGTTTGTTACTGGCCACTCCTCATGACTACCGTTATCATCACCACCTAAAAATAAATCTGTTAGACTTATTGTGTCATCAAAATCTGCATCTCCATAATCATCATTAAGTTTTTCAGCTGCTAAACCAGCCATACTTATAGCACCACTACTTGGAACAGCCATTGCACATTTGTTTTAATTCGTCAATTTGTTTTTGTTGGTCTTTAACAGCTTCTATTAATACAGCAACCATTTTTTCATATTTAACAGCTTTATAACCATTATCTCTTGTGTCAACAATCTCAGGAAATACTTTCTCAACTTCTTGAGCAACAACACCAATATCATTATTACCATTAAATTGTTCGTGTTTATCGTTCCAAGTAAATGTATACCCAGTTAAGCTTTTAACTTTATCAATAGGGTTTGTTATAGCTTGTAAATTATCTTTGTATCTTTTATCAGACGATGCATAAGCAACTACATCTTCACCAACATTAAGTGTTTTAGCAATACCCATACCACCACTTGTTTTAAATGCACCTGAACTTTGGTTTGTAGACTGTGTAGTGTTACTTGATGATATTGCGCCAGAAACAACTAAACCAGTTAAAGTACCAAGACTTGTAATATTACTTTGAGCAGCGGTAGTTACAGTTCCAGCTGTTGTAGCTGTTGCAGCGTTACCTGTACATGATCCTGAAGAACCAGTTACAGATGTTTGTACTATATTAGATGTTTTAGCTGTGTTTGCAGCCACAGCTGAGTTATTTGCAACTTCAGTGTCAAAGTCTGATATTGTGCTAGCGGCTTGCGTACCAGTGTGGTTTGCTCTAGCTTTTAACGTAGCATCAGACGAATTTGCTGTTGCGTTAGATGGAGCGTGAGATGCTTGAGAATGAGTATATGCTGTATCGTAGTTACTTTTTAAAGTGTTTGTAAGGTTATTTTGTGTTAAACCACCGTTACCAACACTATAAGTTGTATTTGTATCAGTAGCTGATATTGTAACAACACCACCTGTTTCTTCCATACTTACATTACTACCCTTTTTAAACCTTAATGTTTCAGTACTTCCTAAAGTGTAATCAGCACTACCATTACCACTACTGTCAACTTCTACAGCTCTAAAAGTATTAGCTGTTTGAGTGTTTGCCCATGGCACATTAACAAACATTTTTCCAGAAGATAATTCTACTGGGTAGTTTTTACCGTTTTCACTATAACCTATTTTAACTAAACCTAAAGCAGAGCTTGTTGCTGTGCTGTATGTTGTATTTGTATCTGTTACTGTTTCTGTTGCTGTTGCAATACCTGTTACGTGACCATTACTGTCTACAGTTATATCTTGTATGTATTGTCTTCCACTACCATTAACAGAAGTTGCAGCGGATATGTTTTCATGCTGAGTATATGACTCTGCAGCTGGAATAGTTGTGCTGTTAAAAGCATTTGCTCCAAACGTATAAGTTTGGTTGGTACCGTTAGTCACAGCAAACGTTAACGTATTACTACTTTTTGATATACCACTTAAAAATTTATTAGTATCAGTGTTGGCTATATAAGAAGGTGTTGCCCATACAGCTGTACCACTTGATGAGTATTTTAAAAACTGACCACTACCACCACCAGATGGTATATGTTTATTACCCGCAGTTGTCGGGTGAGTATATACAGTGTTTGAATCAGTAGCAGATAAAACTCCTGTAGCTGAAATACTTAAATTACTACCAACTTTAATACCACCAAGTGTGTTTGCAGCAGCGGTTGGTAGTTCGTAATCAACGTTTTCAATATAATTACTCGTATGTATTGTACCAGCATTTTCAGCTGTCCAGTCTATAATAGCGTTGCCTGATGGTATGGTTGGAATAGTTGTTTCTGGCACCGTAACACTACCACCATTTGTCAAGCTAATTACTCTTCCAGATATGCTTAAATCTTGTGTGTCAGTATTAGCAATTACTGCGCCGTCTACATAAGCTTTACTAGCAGCATCTGTAGAAGCTGATACAGTGTCAATACCTTGTATTCTTCCAGTTCCACTTAAAGTTATATCACCACCACCTATCACTATATCTCCTGATACATTTAAACTACCAGTTGTAGCTGTTAGTCTTATATCAAAATCTGAAGTAGCAGCATCAGCAGCGTGAAAATCAATATACTTACCTATTTCCATTACACCATCAGTTGCCACTTGAGCTAAACCATTATTCCACCAATCTCCACTTTGAGGTGTAGGAACTGTAACGTTACCACCGTTTGTTAAACTAATTGTTAGTCCTGATATACTTAAATCTTGTGTATCTGTATTTGCTATAACAGCTCCGTCTACGTAGGCTTTGCTAGCAGCATCAGTACTAGCTGTAAC